CGTTGTCGAGGCCTGTGTTTGGCTGAAGCCCATCCACGATGCGAGATCGACGCTCGGCACTCAGGGCGGCGGTCACTCCTTCCGCTTGTGCTCCAGCCGGCAACGCGGTCGTGCCGACACGCTCGGCCTCGCCATCAACCGCACGCTCGCCGTAGGGCCGCGCATTCGGCCGGTACACCGGCTCGGAGCCTGCGGACATCCCCAGCGGCTTGTCGTACACCTCGCCGTTGTGGCCGATGAAACCCACCGGGCGACCCTGCTGGTCGATCAGTTCGACCGCCTTCATGCCGCCGATGTCGCCCTTCTGGTCGCGGAGCTGGATGAACTTCGCCGAGGCGTCCTCGATGGAATCCACCGGGAACTCCTGGTCGCCCATGCGCACGTTGAGCGGCGCGCGGGCCTTGGTCACTTCTTGGGCTTGTGCTCCAGCAGCTTCATCCGTACTCGACTGCGCGCGTTGACCAAGTTCTGCTGGGACTCCAGCAGCTTCGCCCGCGCCGTCTCCAGCTTGATTCGATCGAAGATCCGCCAGGAGAGCAGCATCGCCAGCGCCCCGGCCAGTTGCCAGTTCGGGTCGTTGCGGTACGGATCCATCGGCGGCTCCCAACTCGGGAAGGGTCTGCGACGCCGCCACCTCAACGGGAGGGGGGGGCGCAGTCGGCGACGGCGCCGCAGATTCGGGGCCGAGCGCGGCATTCAGCGCATCGAGCATGGTGGGGTCGATGGCATCGGAAACCGGCGCCTCGTCTTGCGGGACGTTGCGCAGCAGTTGCGCGTCGATTTGCGCGTCCAGGTCTGCCGTGGGTTCGGCGGGCACCCCCAGCGCGGCATTGCCGGCGGCGAGCATGGCGGGGCCGATCGCCGTGGACATCGGCGCGTCTGCGGGGGTTTCACGTGGAGCTGCGTTTGGGGCTTGCGTCGGCTGCGGAACGTGGTTGCCGGTCGCTTTGTCCACTGCCACGCTCAGGCCGTGGCCGCCGGCACCGAGCCCCGCGCCAACAAGCCCCGCGTCCAGCGCGTCGCCGAGCTGTTGAAGGATCGGCGTCTGCTTGCCGGTGGTCTGGTCCTCGATGTACTGCTGCGCCAGTTGCACCGGCGCTTCCTGTCCACCTTCGGCGAGCATGGCCTTGAGCAACGAGCCCTTGCCGGCCTTGCCCATGACGAACGGCAGGCCCATCGCCTCGCCCGCGGTTTCGATGCCCGCGTTGATGACGGCCGCCTTCGCTGCGTCGCCACGCCCAAGGCCATCGGCGCGCATGTCGGTATAGGTCTGCGCGCCGGTGCTGCCACCCAGCGCAGCGGCGGCCAGCTCAGGGTTGCGCAGCGCGATCGCCCCGGCGAACGCCGGCAGCGACTCCGCGCCCGCGTTGGCAAGGTGCAGGCTGTACTTGCGGGCCGATTCCAGCGGATGCGTGCCCAGCTCCCTGATCGTCGGACGCCCGCCGATCTCCTGCTGCACCTTGGCGCGGTCGGCGTTGATCTCGCGCTCGACGCCCAGCGATTCCTCGGCCACGCCAGCCGCGCCCAGCGGGTCCTCGAAGCCGGGCATGCCCAGCTCGCCCAGCACGCGGCGCAGCGGCGCCTGGATGGTCTGGTCAATGAAGTCCGAGCCGGCATGCAATCCGGTCGCCAGCGTGGACGCGCTGCCGCGCTTGAAGGCGTTGGAGACGATGCTGCCCAGCTCGGCGAGGTAGCTCTGCTGTTCCTTCGGCGGCGCGAACGGGTTGGTCCGAATCACCCGGCCGTTGTCGTCGTACTCCGGCATGAGGTCCGGCAACGGCTGGTAGCCGGCGTTTGGATCATGCGGCGCTTCGGTTGAGGCGCTGCCACCGACGACCCGGTTGAACAACGCCTTCTTCGACACGCGCGCAGGCGCCGACGTTTTCTCGCCGTCGAACTGGTCGAAGAAATTGCCGGAGTCCTGTTTCTTCTTCGGCTTTTCGTCGAATTGATCGAAATAGTTGTCGGTCACTTCGGCTTCTTCTGCATCGCGACCTTCGCCGCTTCAGGGCCGTACTTGGCCGCGAACTGCGCCTGGAGGCTCGGGTTTTTCCACAGCGCGGCAATCGCCGCTGCCGGTGGACGCGGGTGGGTCTTCACGGTCTTGCCGGCGGGCGCGTCCTTGAACTGGAAATCGCCGCCGTCGTACACGGTCGCCACTTCCGCCGCCGTGAGCGTGCGATTCATCTGCTTTTCCAGCGCCTTGATGATCGCCTTCGCTTCCGCCGCGCTGCGCTTGTCGCTGCCGCGAGAACTTCGGCCCGACCCACGCGGCGCGAACCCACCGCCCGCCGCCTTCACGTCGGACAGGTGCTCGCGCGCGCCCAGCTCCGCGATCTTGGCGTTTTCGCCGGCAGTCGGCACCGCCGCGCCCGGCTTGTACGGGTTGAGCTGGTAGCCGGAGTCGATGACGTTGGTCTTGATCGGACCTCTCGCCACGCCGGCCAAGTGGCCGTTCATGGCGCCCAGCTCGCCGATGCCGGCCTCGACCGCCGCATCGCGGTTGCCGAGTTCCTGCAGGTCCAGCGCGCCGCGGGTGTAGTTGCTCAGGTTCGGGGTCTGCGCCGAACGCAGCAGCGCCGCGCCCAGCTCGGCCTCGGCTCGCAGATCCCCGGCGCGCCGACGTTCCAGCAGCTCCGGCGTGATGACCTGCCGGGCCAGGTTCATCGAGCGCGCAATGGATGCCTTCTCGAACGCTTCCTCGGAACGGCTTTTCTTGCCTTGGATTTCGTAGCCCTGTCCGAGCGCGTCGTAATACGCCTTTCCCGGCTCGCGGTTCTTGCCGGTCAGCAAGTCGCCCAGCACCGCGCCAATGTTCTGCCCTGCGTTGTAGGCGTTGGTCATGTCACGCCATCCCATAGCCGCTGTTCGGGCCGAGAACGCGATAGACGGCGCTGCCGCCCTGCGATACCGGAGTGAATGCGCCAGAGCCAGCAACGCCTCCACCGCCACCCATCCCCATGCCGGAGCTGCCAATCGCACTCAGAATGCCCGCGGCAAGATCCATGTTCGGGTTGCGGCGGATCGACCGAAGGCGAATGTCGTCCATGAACTGCTGGCCCTGCGAGCGGCGCTTCGCAAGCTCGGTATCGCTGGCGAGGTGGCCCATGCTGGCGCCCTCGTCCTGGCGCTGCATGCCCGCCGCGTCGATCTGCGCGAGCAGGCCGGCGGTGTTGGCCGCACCCGCCTGCACTTCACCCGCGGCGGCGTTGGAGTCCGCGACGAAGGCATTGCTGCCGTAGTTCGGCGTCAGGTTGCCGGTCATGCCCGCGCGGTTGCGCGAGATCTGCTGCATGAACTGGTCCATGCGCTTCTGCCGGCTGCCCTCCATCGTGGAGTTGCCGAGCTTCTGCACCTCCTCGTTGATCCGGGCGTCGTGCTCCTTCTGGATCTTGCTCTGGTTGCGGATCGACTCGGCGAGCTGGTTGTCCTGCCGCTTGGCCGTCTGCGCGGTATTGCGCGCCTGCATCGCTGCAGCCGCGGCCATCGCCGCCATCGCAATGTAAGTGCCGGTTGCGTAGGCCATCGTCAGAGTTCCTTTACGTGGGCGACTTCGCCCGTGCGGTAGCCCAGCCGGTCGTACAGGCGGTCGACGTGTTCGGGGGAAGCGGCGAGGCGCAGCATGTGGATGCGGCACGCGCCGCGGGTCTTGGCTTCGGCCTCAGCGGCACGGATGAGGCGCAATGCAGCACCAGAACCGCGCTCGTCCTCGTCCACCCACCACATGAGCTCCTGCGCCATCGTGTGCGCGAAGTTGAAGAACAGCGGCGCGACCAGCACGCCAAGCATGCCAACCAGCTTCCCGCCGTCCTCGGCCACGAGCACGAAGCCCATGACCATGATCGACCGCGCCGACGATTCGGCAGACTGGCGGCAATACGGCACCGACTCCCCGCTGAAGGCGTGGAACTTGGCGCCCATGTCGAGGATCGCCGGCAGGTCGGACTCGGTGGCGAGGCGCACGATCATCCGCCGTAGCCTCCGCCTGCTTGCCCGTAAAAGCCGCGGTACATGCCGGAGTCGTTCAGCCCCCGACGACGATCCGCCGACTCGCGCGAGCGGTCGATGAAGTCCTTGAAGCTGGAGAACGCATCGCCCAGCGCGCCCATGTTGCGCTCGCCGGCGCCGGCCTCCAGATTCGTGCGCAGCGCCGCGGCGGACTGCTGCGCGGCCGTGGTGGCGTCGAGGCCGGTGGTGGCAAGCGAGAGCAGGCGTGCGCGCGCATCTTGGTCGGCCGCTTCGATGCCAGCCCCGGCCCCCTGCGCCTTGCGCTCCACTTCCAGCAAGCCGCGGCTGTAGATGTCGGAGAACCGCTTGCCCTGGTCCACCTGCGTCGAGCCGCCGATCTGCCCGTTGCGCGCCATTGCGAACTTCAGGTTTCGGTCGGTGTCGGCCTTCTGCCGGTTGAGGTCTTGGGTGTAGTAGTCACGCGAGGCGTTGACGTAATTAGCGATGTCTGCCGCGCGCGACGGCCCGTCGAACACGCCATTGATCGCGCCCTGCGTCGCCTTGATTTGCGCAAGCCGTGCCGCTTCGGCGCGCTGCGCTTCCTCGCTGGCCTTGTTGGAGCCGCCCATGCCCATTAGCGCGCCCTCGTCTTGACGTAGCAGACGGCATCTCGGCCGTCCGCAAAGAACTGTTCCCGGCGGCCCTCCAGCCGATAGCCCAATGCCTCGTACCAGCGATGCGCCGCGGTGCGCTCCGGCAGCGCGAGAATCTGCAGCCGGTTCGCGTCACCCGATGCCAGCAGGGCGTCGCCGATGCGCTTGCACTCGCGCGTGATGCGCTTCCATTGCGTGCGCCAGGCGTTCGGCGTGCCCGCCATCCACGCCTGCCAGACCTTCGGTCGCACCTGCTCGAAGCCGGCGATGACCAACGGCGTACCGTCACCATCGACCAGGCAGTAGCTCGGGCCGGTGAAGCCGATGAACACCCGCGCCGCGAGGTCAGCGTCGTACTCGGTCAAGCCCATCACGGCGCAGAACTGGTCTTTCTCGTCCGCACGCATGTCGCGGGCGAGCATGACCGTATCGGTCACCAGCACCGAGGACAGGCGCGGCTTCATGATGCGGGCGCCGTCAGCCATCACGGCGAGCCCTTCGATTCGGACAGGTACAGGGTCGCGCTCCACAACGTCCACGCCGTGCCCGGCTGGAACTCGACCTTCATGGAGAATGACGGCGCGCGTAGCGGCATCGGGATCACACCGCCGGCATACGTGTCGGGGTCGATCGCGTAGGGCGTGGTGAACGCGGCCGGGTTGCTCTGGTCGTAGCCGAAGCTCACCTCGGGATCGCCGGCCGACACGAGGTCGAACCCGCGCATCTTCTTGGACAGCGCAGGCGTGCCGGCGTCGATGTACGGCCATTGCACGACGCCGCCGAAAGGCACCTCGTCGCCGTCTACATGGTCCGTGAGTAGCCCTTCCACGACGCGCACGATCCTGTCCCCTGTTCGGATGTAGAGATCGTCGCCAAGCTGCGCGAACGCCTCAACGGGGAACGGGAAAGAATATTGGCTCCACTTTCCTGCGCCAGCATTCAAGCTGTGAACGAAAACGGTGGTCATGGGCCATTCCTTCCTGCAATGGAGATCGGCGTGCTGAACGTCGCGGGGTAGGAGGCAACCGCACTGAAGGTAAGCCCGTTCGCGGTGGACACGACACCCGTGTCGCCCATGAGGTAGAAGCGCCCGCCTGCATTCGCCACGTTGCGGCCTTCGACTTCATTGCGCGGCAGGGCTTCGGCCGTACGACTGGTGCCCGTGGAATGCGGCGCCGCGAAATTGTCCTCGCTGGTGTAAACGTTCTGCAGGTTGCTGGTTGGGATCAGCAGCACGTCGTCGCCCACGCAAAGCTGGAACGGGATGGTGCTATCCGCCGCCCCGTCCACAATCAAGTCAGGCCACGTCGCGCCGCCATCGTTGGACCGACGAACTTGCTGCCCCACGGCCGTTGCAAAGCCGGGCCCTGTCGCCACGAACACGGACGCATAGAGCGCGCCTCCAAACTCCTTGATGTCATGGAAGAACCGTATGCCATCGCCACTGCCGCCAGGAATCGACGTGGCGTCCGTGGTGATGACGTTCCATGTGCCGCCGATGGTCGCGCAGCCCAACAGCATTTGCGTGGATTCGAACCCGACGCTGCCGTAGTACATGCCTCCCGTGTAGGCGGACATGGACAGGGTAGTGCGCGTCGCGCCACCCGAGATATTGATGGTCAGTGCGGCGAGGTCAGTGGGCGTTGAGGACGCGCGCGCCAACAGCCCGGCATGGCTGGCGGCGCGGTGTTGCAGCAGCCAGCCGTCCGGGCCATACGATCCGAAGCGGCCAATCGTGCCGTGTACCGGCGTGACGTTCGTCCATGCCGTCGTGATGCTGGTCGAATAGACCACCTCACTTGCCCCGACCGCGATCCAAACGCCATCGGAGTTGACCGAGCACGCCGCCTGTGTCACGTCCGCGCCCGTCGCAGTCGAGATCGCGACGAAGGTTGGGACCTCCGTGGCCTCGGCCATGATGAACGGCGTGGAGCCCGAGCCGGTGATGAGCAGCAAGGCCGGCACGACCTCCACCGTATCCTCCACCACCTCCGCTGCCCAGCCGCAGAAGGCGACGACGCCAAGGGCATCGGTCACCTGCACGCCAAAGCTGTAGCTCCCAGGCGTGGTCACGGTGCCGGACAGAACGCCCGTGCTTCCGTTGAGCGTGAGGCCCGTTGGCAGAGCCCCGGACACTACCGAGAACGTATAGGGCGCAGTGCCGCCGGTGGCGACGTAGGTGTAGCTGTACGCAACGCCGGCTGTAATCTGGATGTTGGCTGGGCACGCTAGTGCCAAGGCGCCGCCCGCGCCCGCCGTCACGCCATCATCGCCGAAGCAGAGCCAGTATTGCCCCATGCCAGGCCAGTAGGTCGAGATGGCCTTCTTCTCGTCGATCGCCGCCTGCACCGCCGCGGCATGCACCAGCACGTCGATCGGCATGCCGACATCGCCGGCCTGCATGTTCTGCGCCGCATTGGCGATGCCCACGCTGCGCACGCCGATGTTGGCGAGGTAGTACAGGTCGTTGCCCACCGCACGCGCGGCCAGCGGGTGCAGCGAGCCCACGCCGTCCATCTGGTCCAGCAGGGCCATCTGCGTCGGGTCGGGGTCGGTCTGCCAGAGCTGAAACACGTGTGCGTTCCAGCAGCCCAGGTTGCCGCGGTAGGGGTACAGCACCGCCATGTCGCCGGCATTGGCTTGCTGCAGGCCAGTCGGCAGGTAGCCGGCGTCATCCCGACTCGACCAATCCAGCGGATTCGCCGTGGCCGAGAACTTCACGATGTCCTTGTCGGCGGCGAACACCTTGGAATTGATGATCGCCACGACTTTCGACTGCGGACACTTCTCGTCCTCGACGCGGCGCGAGGTGCATTCCCAATTCACCGTGCCGTCGTTGATGTAGGCGCCCACGGTCGTCGGCCAGGCCGGTTCGACTGTGCCCGATTCGATGATCGGCACCGCCGTCCATTCAATCCACGAGACCTGCACCGCCTCCCACGTGACGGTGCCATCGACGACGCGCGCGCCGAGCGTGGTCGGCCAGTCCGGCTCCACCGCGCCGGACACGCCAGCGGCGTCCTGTACTGCGCGATAGGCCATGCGTCGCGCTTCGATCGGCGCCGAGTAGTCCCAGCGCGCATCGTCGATGGTGACGCTCGCGCCCACGGTGCGGGTCGCTTCCACCCCGAACACCACGAACGCGGCATTCGCCGGGCCTTGGCCGACTGCCGTGAGCTGCATCCACACGCCGGTTTCGACGCTGGACTCAAGCCCGGTCGTGGTTTCGATCAGGACGTTGCTGGCGTCGTACCACTTCAGGAACGCAGTCGCGCCGTCCGCGGCGTCCAGCACCTTCGCCTTGACCGTGGCGGTGATGACCTGCCCCGCCGTCGCCGGATAGGTGCCCGACACCTTGATCGTGCCCGAGCCGGCGCCGGTGTAGATGGCCTTGTAGCTGCCCGCATACGCGTCGCCGGTGGAGATGGCCCAGCCGGTGTCTTTTGTCCATGCGGTGTCGCCGGACTCGAACCCACCATTGACGATCGCCACCGGCACGGAGCCCTGTGCCGCGTTCGGACGGACGGTCGCACTCTTGGCGTAGGACGTGGCTGGGCGCCATGCGGCGAGAACGGTCATGGGCTGTAAACCCCAAACGAGCCAGGGCCGTGCTTGATGTTGTATCGGTCATCGAGGTCTGGCGGGAGTTGCGGCGCCGGATCCGAGACAGGCGGCGCCACGAGGGTCGTGCCCTCAAGCTCCGAGTATTCGATGAGTTTGGCGCCCTTCTTCTCCGGCCAGACGGGCTCGGTGGCGCCGGTGCGGACGGTCATTTGGAGGTCTCCGACGACATCAGTCCTGTACCTCGTCCGTCACTTCGACAGAAATGATCTTGACCTTGACCGTGTAGCCACTTGCCGCGCGCATCTGCGTGCAGAGATGCCAGCCCTCCAGGTCGCCGCCCGGCGCACCCTGCACGCGCCACCACCACGTGCGCCGCGTCCAATCGCCGCGCTGTGCGACATACAGCCCGTTCAAGGCGTAGCCATTGGATGTGGTTTTGCTGGCGAGGAACATGTGTGCCCCGCCCGTGGTGATACCGCGCGCATCGACGCTGGGGTCATCGCACCAAACGTCCGCCACGATCTTGACGTACTTGCCCGCTGCGTCGGCAAGGGTGATGGGGTCCTCGCAATAGAGGTCCCGGAAGGTCTTCGTCGCGTGGTGCGATTCCATGATGATCGCGCCTGCCGATGTAGACAGGTCGGGCCAGTCGGGGTCGGCCATCGACGGATCGGGCCGCACGTACCAGCCGGTCAACCCTGCGTCGAAATCGATGTGATCCAAGGTGACCGGCGTCATGTCTACCGGTACTTCGGCAATCGTCATCGTGACGTCATCGATCTGTCCGACGGAAATGCGGTCGTAGGGATCGCTGAACCGCACGAACGGCATGAAGTTCACATGGGTATAGAACCCATAGGGCGACATCGAGGCGGACTGGATGATGCGCGTCCAGGTGTGCGTGACCGTGGTTTCTTCGGCGTAGCTGTCAGGCGTGGAGGCTTCGATGTAGTTGGGCGCTTCCGCACCGACCCCAGGATTCGTGTTGACGCCCCACGCGATACCGAGGCTCGCAAGTTGACCGAGGCTCGACTGCTGCTTCGCGGTCACCGTTACCGCATAGCGCGGGAAGGACTGCGACGGCAGCGACATCCGCCACCGGTAGCCATAGGCGTCGCCCACGCGCCCGGTGAACTGCGCCTTGCCGTCCGTGACAACCCAGTCAGCCCCAAGGGGCGCGCCGAGCCTGTCGCGCCATGAAGTGAGCGCCTGCGTATCATCGAACGCCCCATCGGTGCCGATGATATCGACATCGAAAACCGCCGGCTCGGGGATCCAGTACGGCGTATCATCCGCGAAGCCGCCATCCGGGCCAGGGTCGGTTGATGCAGTACCTCCTCCGGCCGCCATTGGCGTCGTACCTGTGCCAGGACCACCATCAGGCGTTGTGCCGGGATCGGCGGGGTTTGGCGAGCCACCAGGCGTACCTACACCAGCCGCCTCGCTCGTTTCGGTGGCTTCGTAGTAGTAGCCATTGGGCGTGGTGGGCTCGATCTTCGTCCCGAGCACCACTTCCATGCCCGGCACCCACGTCTGGTACTTCGGCAGCACCCGATGCGCCTTATAGCCAAGCCCGTTCGGCGTGGAGGGGACGATGATCTGCCCCTCGCGATACATCGTGCTGGCTTCCCAGCTATTCGCTGCCTGCAGCCAGTAGTGGTACACATCGCCGTTCTCGAACTCCCCGACGACATACAGGTAGCCGAGAAACGGGGCGGCGAACCAGATATAGGTCAAACCCTGTGACGGGAAGAACGGGTGCGTCAGGACCTCGCAGCGCACGCCGGCCGGACACGCCTTCGGCGCGGTGGAGAACACCACCAGGTCGCCGTCGTGCGCGCACATGCCCAGCGTGCCGGCGGGCAGGGTGAACGCCAGTTCCGTGCCCGGCCGCTGCTTGACGCTGCCGTCGATGGCGACATAGCCATCCTGCAGGTCGTACAGCGACGCAGGGTCGGGCGAACCCTTCTCCCGCAGGCGTTGCATGCCCTGCTTGATCGCCGAGAGCGTGATCGGCCTCACGGGAACGGCGTCTCCGGCACAGGCTCGACGTAGGGCGTGGTGACGCGCGACTGGCCCGGGATGTAGCGTTTCGTGCCGTGCGTGCCGGCGATGATCTTGCGCAGGTGTTGCTCGAACTGCTGCACGTAGTTCTGCGCGTCCGGCTGGCGGTAGTGCGACTTGGCGAGCCAAGTGCCGAACAGGTACACGAGCTCGTCGTCGATGGTCGTTGGGTCGGAATCAGCGGCGAACGCTTCGAGCCCGAAATGCCCCTTGATGACGAGCTGGCCCGCCGTTTCCTCCGGCGTCGGCCAGACCTCGATGCACTGGCGGAACTCGTACCGCTCCGGGCGGCCGGTCACGTCATGGCTGTGATTGCGCGGGTCGATGCCGGCGCGCAGCCGACACCACACGCCATCGCGCACCGTGCCCACCCACGTCACCTTGTGCGGCTCCAGCTTCTTGGTGCAGGCTTCCTTGTTGTCGGGGAAGTCGTAGAGCGCCACGTCCGCGGTCAGGTCCCAGGAGAACCAGCGTTCGGTGCGCAGCGCGTTGTAGCGCATGTAGATTTGCCGCTGCGCCGACTGCAGGTGACCCTTGATGATGTCGGTGGCGTTCGGCGGCTGGCGTGCGCCGATGTCGGCGACGTACTTGTCCACCCGCTCGAAATAGACCTTGGCGTCCGGCTGCTCCTCGTGCGCCTTCGCATAGGCGGTGGCGAGCATGACGATCGCGTGCGATTCCAGGACGCAGTTGTCGCCATCGGCGACCATGCGGGCCGGCATCGAAGAAATGCTCAGTTCCGGCCGGCGGGCGAGCTGCTGCTGCGCTTCGTTGATGAAGCCGTCAATCAGCGCCGACATGCCCGGCGCGTAGGTCGCATAGGCCGCGTAGCCCATGTTGCGATGGACCTGCGCACGCATCACGGCCAGGGTGCGGATGTCGCTGAAACTCTGCTGGCTGATGAAGCCCAGCGCCACCTTCACCGCGGCGGTGAGTTGCGCGAGGGTGCGGTGGCCGGTGGTATCCGAACAAGAACAGTTGATGCTGTCGGTGATCGCCATGTCCGCCCCTTACAAAGCGGGCCGAGTCGCCCCGGCCCGCCGAATTGCTGCGATGTCGTGCGGCTGCTACTTCTTCTCGGCTGCCGCCTTCTTGGCCTTCTTCGATTCCGGCTTGCGGACTTCGGTAATCGACATGGGCGCCTCCTCGACCGCGTTGCCGGCCTTGAAGCCGTAACGCTCCAGGTCCAGCTCACGCTGCGGGAACGCCACATCGACCGGGTTGCGCACCTGGCCGTTGTGCTTGTACTTGCGATCCAGGCGCGCGATCTCGGCTTCGGCGCTTTCGTCCACGTCGTAGGACTCGATGTCCGGGTCCAGCTCGGCCACCTTCTTGACGTTGGTGGGCGTGTGCATCGCCTGCAGCACGCGGATCTCGTGCTCCGGCGCGGTGACGTTGATGACCTCGTTGTTGCGCTGGATCTGGACGCAGAACAGTTTCAGTTCGAGCATGACTGCCCCCTCCTCGTGGGGTTATTCGCGGATGTAGGCGTCGATGCGGCCCGCGCTACCGCCGGTGGTCACGTTCAGACGCGCGTACTTGTCCAGCGTGATCTCGGACATGTAGTTGTTGCGGGTCAGGACGTTGAGCGTCGCCACGGTCGTCCAGGTCGAGTTGTCCGGCGAGGTCTGGACCACGATGACCGGCGAACCGGTCAAGCCCGTGGCGCAGATGCTCAGGACGGCGTTGAAGCCCGGAGCGAACGGGGACGACTGCGTGGAGACGCCGGTCTGTGCGGCAACGGCAGTCGCATCGACGGCCGCGCCAAGGGTGATGAGCTTTGCCATGTTCGCGGCCTCGTCAGGAGATGGACAGGACGGCCAGCGCGTTGCGCTGGTCGGTGGTCATGCCCCACTTGCCGGTGCGCCCGAAGTAATGGACGAAGCGGTCATGCGGACGCACGGCCTTGCGCTCGCGCATCCACTCGCCCTTGACCGGGCGCAGCACCAGCGCGTCGTTGAGGAAGTAGCAGGTCTTGGTCAGCGTGGCGTCGCTGTCCGCGGTGCCCAGCTCGTCGATGGTCGGATCCCATTCGACCGGGATGCCGTGGAAGTACAGGTTCGCCACGGACGGGTCGAGCGAGGCGCCACCCTTCGCGTTGCCGCCGTCGTTGACCTGGCGGTTGATCGTGACCTGCGCGTAGGTGCGGTAGTTGTCGATGAACGCACGGCCCGCGACGATCTTGGTGGGCAGCTTGCCGCCGTACAGCATGCACGCCTGCCAGGTCGTCTCCATCGCCGCCACGATCCCCGAGCCGGTGATGCCGGTGTTGACCTGGTTGCGCCAGTAGGTCGTGCTCGCCGACGCGATGCCGCCCACGGTGTTGCCGTTGGTGGCCCAATCCACCGCGAGCTTCTGCACGATGTGCTGGACGCCGGGGCAGGACTTGGAGATGGAGCCGGTGCGCAGGGTGTCGTAGGCGAGGTTCTGCTGCCACGAACGCTTGACGGCGGTGTAGTTGGTGTCCAGCAGGTTGATGAGCTGGTTCTTCTCGTCGATGGTCGGCGTGCTGGAACTGTCATCCGAGATGCGGATGCCGTTCATGAGCAGGGTGTCCTCGTCGAGCCAGAAGCCCTCGAACGCATCGGCCCATGCGAAGCCGGTCCAACGCACCGGGTCGCGCTGGTTGAACGACACCTGGTCGGCGCCGAAATACCGCTGGAAGTTGGAATCGTTGCTGATGTAGAGCGGCTGCTTGAACTCGCCGCCGGTGAACAGCGATTCCTTCTTGTTGGCGACCAGCCAGTCCAGCGTCACGTGCTTGACGTTGATCTGGTCGATCGGGTCCTTGCCCTCGCGGGCCTTCAGCGCGTAGTCCGCGCCGCGCGTCAGTTGATCGGTGGAAAAGCCCATGTGCGTAGCCTCGAAAGAAAGAAGGGTTGGTTTCCTTCCACGTTCGAGGTGCGCGAAGCCTCTTACGGCGCTACCGGGCGCGACTCCGGCTTACTGCTGGCGTGGTGCGGTGCTGCCACCGCACGGCCAGACTGCATCACTTGTGGAACCGGTCAACGGGTCACGAGCCGAGCGCAGCGTCGAGCGCGGCTTCCATCGACATCTTGCTCAGGTCCGGCACCATGCCGGCCGTGCTGCGGTTCGCGCGCACCGGCCCCATCGGCGGCTTCTCGGGTTCTGCCGGCTTCGGCGTCGGGATCTTGGCGTAGGCCAGCGTGGTCAGGCGCAGCCAGTCCTGCGGCGGCTTGGTTGCGCGGATCTCGGCCACGATGTCGTTGAGCGCGGCACGCTTCGCCATGTAGGTCGGGACGCTGGCCTGCATGTCGGCGTCCCATGACAGGATGTCCTGCCGGCCACGCTCGACCGCCTCCTGCTGCTGGCGGGACTGGCCCAGCCGCTGTTGGTCGGCTTGCGCATTGTCCTCGGCGCGCTTGGCTTGGTTGCGCGTCGCCGCGATTTCCAGCGCACGGGCGCGCGGCAAGTCGCCCGATTCCACCTCGTCCTGCAGGTCTTGATGGTCGGCCAGCGGGTCGGCGATACCCTGCACGTCAATGCCCAGCATCTTCGCGTAGCCGGCCACCTGCGCCTGCAGGATGTCGAACGCGGCCTTGGCGGCTGTCTTGTCGCCGCGTGCCGCGGCTGCGTCCAGCTTGAGGAAGTGGAGCGCCTGGTCGAAGTGCTCGGGCTCGGCACCGGTGTCCATCACCATGCCAATCAGGTCCTCGCCATTCTTGGCGCGCTGCACCAGTTCCGGCAGGCTCTTGATGTCCTCGACGCCAGCGGCCTTGAGCGCGGTGCTCAGTTCCTCGACGCGGCCGGTCAGCTCGCGGAAGCGATTGGCCGCCTTCTCCTTGAGCTGCAGTCCGGCGATCTCAGCCTCGACATCGGTTGGCTTGTCGTCGGGCTTGGCCTCGTCCGGCTTCGCAGCCTTCGGGTCGGGAGCAGGCTCGCCACCTTCCGGCGCCGGCTCGCTGGCCTCCTCGATGCCCTTGTCCATCGCCGCGAGGGCGACTTCCTCGGCCGATTGCTCAGGCTGCGGCTGGGATTCCGCCGCTGGGGTCGGGCTGTCCGCCTGCGGCTGGGTCGTTTCCAGCGGGTTGTCCGCCGGGTTGTCCTTGTTCGGGTCCATCGCCACCTCCTCCGGTGTTTGTTGCGGGTGCTGCACCCATCGCCGGCGCGGGGCCGGCCTTGGGCATGAGTTGGTTCACGTCCAGTCGGTCGTCGCCAGAACGCTTTGCGGTCAGGTCGGCCAGCGCGACGAGCGCATCGGCCAAATCGAGCGGACTGGACATGCGGAGCTGCGCCACCTGCTGCACGGTCTGCGCGAGGGTCGGATACAACGCCGCCCAGGCTGCGCGATCGGCCGCCGTGTTGGGCTTGCCTGAGCTGCCGGCGCGGATGTCCACGTTGACGAACGCGCGCATCGACTCAGGGCCGGTGTACTGCGGCCAGAAGGCGTCGGGGCCGGCGATGGCCTGCGCGTCCTCCAGCGTGACGTGCGCATGCGCGACCTCGGCGGTGTACTGCGCCAGCTCGCCGAGCGTCGTTTCCATGATGTCGCGGCGCCCACCGTTGCGGGCATTGAACCCGGACTGCTGGATCTCGGCCTCGGTCGCGGTCTTTTCCACGTCGATCGAGCCGGACAGGGCTTCCTGCACGCCCCAAATGCGCTCCATCTCGTTCACGATGCGGCTGCGGTCGTACAGCATCGGGTCGAGCTTCGGATACGGCTTCTCGGCCATGACCTCGCGCAAGCCGCGCTGGTCGGTCATGTCCAGACCGACCCACTCGCCGGTGGTGCCACTGGTGATCGCCTTCAGGTCGTCGGGCGAGAGCCGCGACTTGTCGAACACGATCTGCGGCAGGCACCGCTTGCGGTGAACGCGCTCCTGCGAACCGATGCGGTTGTACTCGTCTGCCAGCTTGGCGCTGCGGCTCACCAGCGATTGCGGGTGGCGCTGCCCATCGACCTCGTTCAGGGCGAAGCCGAAGAACGGGAAGAAGCGTTCGGTGGCGGTCGGCGTCCAGGCCGGCTTTGCCCAGCGGCACAGGCCCTTGAGCCCGGTGAGCACGGTGCCCGACGTGGCGTCCCAAAACTCCACGCCCATCACGTATTCAGCTTCGCACTCGTCGCCGGCCGAGCCCGACACGAACCGCGACGCATCCTCGGCGGTGACGTTATTGGCTGCGTTCGCGGACTCGTCCTTGCCCATGATCGGCTTGCGCGGGCGGAACTTGTCGCACTTGCTGGCCTCGTCCTTGGTCAGACTGAACTGGCCGATGGCGTCCTGCAGCGGGATCATGAAGATGTGCGCGATCCACGGCGCATCGAGGTAGTCGGCGATCGGCACGCCCGGCGCGACCTGGATGTCCTCGGGCGGCACCACGTCGATCACGTAGCCGCGGGCAATGACCGGCTGCTGCTGCGCCTGCAGGGTGGCAAGGATCCGCTCCTGCTCGGCCAGCGATGCCTCCAGTTCGTCGCCGTGCGCATCCTCCTGCTCCTGCTTGAGCGCCTTGAGCCTGGCGATCTCGGTCTGCAGGTCGTTGAGCTGCTGCACCGTCTCGGCGCTCGGGGCCGTGCGCTCCTGCCAGCTCGCCTTGAGCCAGCCGATGCCAACGGACAGGGCCGAGCGCGTCCACTGGCGGCCACGGCGCTTGAGGTTGGCGTCCCGCCACATGCGGGAGGTGATGATCTCGATGGTCTCCGCGAAGCACTTGGCGTCGCGCATGCGCTTGTCGTACCGCTTGCGCATCTCCTCCATCATCATGCCGGCGCGCTGCTGGATCGCCTGCTGCTTCAGTGCCTCGACCGTTGCCGGGTCGGCGATGCCGGTTTGGACGGCAATCTGCCCGGCCTGCTGCGCCATCGGGTCGTTCTCGACCATCGTGGTCGCCGCATCCAGCAGCGAATCCGCATCCGGCGGCTCGATCGCCACCGCTGGCACCACGTCGATGTCCGGGTTCTTGGCGTAGGTGAACGCCTCCAAGATGTCGATGTTGTTGCCGATGAGGTTGGCATCGACCTCGAACCCCGAATCGCCGCGGGCATAGCGGCGGTCGATCGCGTACTGCTTGCGGGCTTCCTCGTCGTGCTTGCGGGCGGCGTCGAAGTCCTTGAACCACCGCTTCACGTCGGCGCGTTCGCGCGCCTTGACCGGATCGGCGCCGTCAATGCCCTCGTCGAGTGCCTTCTGTTCGTCGTTCATCGGGGCCGGCGCATGGGAATCGCGGCCAGCCTGCGGATGTTGGGGAACCCTTCAACGGGTTAACGGTAGTAGCCGCTGTCCTTCGCGTCCGGCGCTTCGAGCTGCTGATACCACTGATCGGTGAAGGGGGCCGGCGGCGGCTTCTCCTTTTCCGGCTCCGGCAAGGCATTGCGCATCGCATCCACGCCGCGGCCGAGCAGGCTGCACACGTCCACCATGTCGTCCACCTTCCCGTCCTGGCCGGTGAAGGCGCAGAGCTGGTTGATGAGTCGGTCGCCCCACTCGCAGTCGGGCACCCATATCTCGTTCGTGCTGGCGTACGCGGCGAAGCCCAGGGCGCGGTCGGCCTTTGACGAGGCGGACGCCAGCGCGAGCCGGTACACGTTGAGATTGAGCCGCTGCACCTCGCGGGTGATGGTGCCATCCAGCGAGCGCAGCACGGGGCCCTTCTCCTCGAACACGGCCAGCGGCTTGTGCTTGCGGACGAGCTGCGTCCACGCCGGCAGCCAGTCCGCGGCGTCCTCCTGCGCGGAGTACCAATCCACGAACCAGAGGCCGCCCCGGGTGTCCATCCCACCCACGCCAAACTCGTTCCAGTCGGGCTCGCGCTCAGGCTCGTCGGGGTCAGGCGCTCCTGCGTAGTCCGTGGACATGTAGGTGCGCAGGTTCTTCGGGTGCTCGCCCAGCTTGTACCGCTTGAACCAGCGCCGCTTGAAAAGCAGGCCGGCCAGCGAGCGGCACTTGCCCTCCCAAATGTGCTGATAGAGGTCGTCGTTCAGCGCCTTCATCTTCAGGCGCTCGACGTTCATGGGCTTGTTGAACCACGGATTGTCGCGCCAGTTGATTTGCACAACCCAGGCGTCCGGGTCGGTGTGCTTTACGAAGCGGTCGTAAACGTAGTCGTCCTCCTGGTCCGGGTTGAACGTGGCCCAAATCTCGGCGCCATCGGTACGCACGATCGTCGGAATCAGGATGTTCCAGCTATGGCTGGTGACGCTGTGCGCCTCTTCCACCCACACGATGTCGGCGCCCTCGAAGGACTTGATGGAGTCGGCGGTGTGGTCCTTCAGGCCGGAGAAGCTGAACGTGGAGCCCGTCGTCCGGCAGCGGATCTCAGACTTCAGCACCTCGAAGTACGGCGACAGGCCCAGGCGGATGATGTAGTCCTTCAGGACTTGCATCGACGACTCGGCCAGCGACTTCTGCACCTCGCGCACGCATAGGATGCGCCGGCGCTTCTCCATCGCCTTGAGCAGCAGGAATTGCGCGACCGTGTGCGACTTGCCGCCACCGCGCCCGCCGTGCATGACCTTGAACGTCTTGGTGCTGGTGAACAGCGGTCCCAGCTTCTCGGGGTACTGGACCGCGATCTGCGGCGCGTTCACCCGGCCTCGTCGGGCTTCCCAGGCGCCGCCGGCTGGAAGATGAAGGTCGGGGCCGGCATCGGATTATCCGGGTCGCTGGCGTGCTGGATCTTGTCGCCGTAGCGCTTGGGCAGGAACTTGGACGCGAACCACTTGCGCGCCTCGATCTCGATGCGAGCCATTTCCGGCGTGATCGCCCTGTCCCGCATCTCCTGAATCACAACCTCCAGCTTCTCGATCTGGTCTTGGGCCAGGCTTTCGAGCGCGCGCGCGTAACTGTCACCAGCGCCTTCACGCAACGCAGCGGCCCGGAACGTGGCTCGATTGATGCCCACCTCAAGGCAGGCCGCGTTCTCACTCATGCCAGATTCGATCTTGGCGATGACTTCGCGTACCTGCAGGCTCCGGGCCTCGGCGATCTCACCCATTCTCAGGCTCCTGCTGCGCCCGCAAGCACCGAAACCCCGCCGGACTCACGGCGTAGCGATCCTGCCGCTTGTCCCTGAATGCGAAGCCGCGGGCGACCAGGCCGTCCCGCAGGTCGTCGGCGCCCTTCTTGAACCGCTTGCGGAACTCGTCGCGGTCGGCGCTGAACTCGGCGGATAGCCATTGCAGGGCTTCGAGGAGGCGGCTCATTCGTCCTCCCCGGTGGAACTCCCGCCACCAGCCGCATGAATGTCGCCGAATCCTTCCGGCCGCTCCAACGGAGCAACGGCTGTGGCGGGCTGCCGTCTATTGCCCTCACCTGTCGGCTGGAGGCCCAGGCTTTCATTGCGCCCCTGGGTAGCGCGCCCGGCTTGCTGTAGGTGCTCGGCGATGTCCTCGACCATGCGGTGCGTCTCGATGGACAGGCCGCGGTCGGGGTTCGGGAGCTTGGTGTAGAAGCCCACCAGCCAATCGAAATGCTCGCGGATCCACCGCTGCGAGGCCGTCTGGTCCTCGCGCACGAGGTAGGCCGTGCCCGCGGGGTCCACGTACAGGTACGAGCCGCAGCCTCGGTCGTTCTCCTCGCGGCGGATGCGGACCACGATGCGCGCGACGGCTTCGGCGATGTGCAATGGCGCAATGACGCAGAACACGCGGGGCTCGTGGCTCTGGTGGTAAGACCCGATGTTGCGTTTTACCGGCTTGCGATCAACGGGCGACATGGCGGGCGTTCTCGTCGTCCCACCCTTCATGCCAGCGGTCGTAAAGCAGTTCTCCATCTCGTCCCCCTCGGTGTCGGTATGCGTTGGTTTCGCGTGACTTCCCCGCCCGCCTTGCGGCCTGGCCTTCCTCGTATGCACGTGCGTAGTCGGCTTTGGTGGTCACCTGCGTTTCCTCGACTGGTCAGGGTTCGGGTTCACGGCGCTGGGCAGGATGGGAACGCCCCATATGCGGTAGCTGGCTTCCAGTTCTTCGCGTAGAAGCGGGTCGCAGGAGAACGTCTTGCCGTGGTCGCGCAAGGGCTG